CATTAGCATTTCCCAATATGTTTAATATAGCAGCTAACCAGGTTAGTGTCCTTGAAGACACTACCTCTGTTGCTAATCGAACAAGGCTCTTGATCCTTACAGAGCCTACGGAATTATATAATAATCCGGATTTTGGCGTAGGGTTAAAAAGACATCTTTGGAAATATAATAATGATAATGAACGCGGCCTCGTAAAAGATAGGATTACTCAGCAACTGAGGTTGCATGAGCCCTGTGTTTATCCTGATAAGACCCAGTATTCAGATGGGTTATTGTTTTCAGGCGATTCTAGTCAAAATAATCCGCTTACTGAACATAATACTTTGGCATTGACCGTGGCATTGCAAACTGTATTCAAGGAAGATGTAAAGATAACATTAAACCCTGAGGACATAGGTGATACCCAGTGAAGATATATGCATCCAGTATAGACAAATTTAATATTGATCAAATTGTAGGTAAGGAGCTCTGGGTAGCCTGTCATTATGCGACTATAGGCTATTACTGCCGGGTTAGATCTACGTCCCCATCTACTACAGCTGGAGATCCTTGGATGACAACTAACCTGTTTCCAGCAGAGTGGGTATATGACGATGCTTATCATAATGTTACTGAGGTACTTGTCGACTATGTAACTGAATGGATTGAACGACCTCAGCTTCAAAAGCGCAGTGATATAGTAGTAGATGCTCCAGTTCAAATCTTAACTACAGAAGAACTTTATGAGATTATGGGGATACCACTGTGAAAATATATTCAGCCAGACAGTCAGTTTTAGATAAATTATGCAAGTTTGAGGGGAAGGACATGTGGGTTCGTTTTGACATGTGTCGAGTTTCTTTCGAGCTTGGGTGGTATATAAAGATAGTTGCGATAACTTATGACAACGTTAACTATATGATCGCTATGGATACTAACACCTTTGCTGCACTTGATTCGGGAGTTGACCCCAGTACTTATAAGATTATACAAGATCTTTCCCGCAGGACCATTCGGACGCTTCCGGTGGAGAAGTTTAAGCGGACATATAAATTGCATACTCCAATAGAGGCGTTTACTACTGAAGAGCTGCAAGAGATGATCGATACCACGGAGGTATACCTAGAATGAAGATATATGCTAATAGCACTACTTCAATTGATGCGCTTAGTTCTGAAGACAAACTTAATCTGATCCGTCGTATTGCTAATAAAGATCGTTGGGTATTCATCACAGTCCAGGATTATTATGCTAAGCGTCCAAGCACCAAATACTGGTATGCTAAGTTTTTATCTGTAACAGATACTGAACACATCAAATTCCTCGGTATAGGGGAGCCGTATATTAGCAACATCTTGAATGATCCGGAACACTATCGTCGCGCAGATGAACAGGCATTTTGTTCAAAGTATTTACAAAGTTTGGTCCAAGGCAATATACCTCAGTACAGCTTTAAGCTAAGTGCTATTACGATAGAGCAGCCACTTAAGATACTTACTTTTGATGAGATCACTTCTATACTGGAGAGTGTTTTATGAAGATATATGCGCATGATTTGACTCCTGCTGGTGGGTGTGTTAGAAGGATATGTGCTACAGAAGCTGACAGTTCCGTAGTTAAAGAACTGTCTAAATATATTGATACGGACCTCTGGGTGCGTGTACATGTAGGTGGCATATATGACTATTGGATTAAGGTTATATCCATAAATGATCGTGAATGTAAGTGTTACGCCGCAACCGCAATATTTTCATATTCCGGAGATTCGCCTGACAGCTATTTTGATCTGGAGGAGTCAATGTTAGACATCCATACCATATCAACCCCGTTTTTAACTCTTACCGGGGAAGTGCTGACAACGGAAGAACTTTTTGATCGAGATAATGATATTATTTCTTGGTAAACTGTTTGCCGAAACCTTGTATACTATAAAATACATATATCGTTTTTGTACGGAGGAATTCGAATGGCAGATGCTAATCGAGGTCTGATACCTTATACAGATAGAGACTATAATTCTTTAGTAGAGGACTTTTGGGCATTAGTTCCGAAGCTTACTGATTTGTGGAAGCCGGAAGCTGATGCAGACCCGGGTGTAGTCCTCGGCAAATTTTTAGCTTCTGCTGCTGATATGCTTGGAGTAAATATTGATTATCTTGCCTCTGAGGTATTTGCCGCTTCTGTAGTACAAAGAAAAGACGCTGAGAAGATTTTCGGTCTTATTGGTTATGATCTTGGGTTTTACACAGCAGCAAGAACGGAAGTTACCTTCACCAATAATACCTCTGACGATCTCACATTGGATTTTGGATTTAATGGCTCCAACTTCACTACATTAACTGCGTCTACTGATATCACTAATACTCCAAGAGTAATTACATATAATATATTACCGATGACCAGTGGTTATGGTACTACTGAGAGCCGTGGCAGAAGAAACGTTCTGGCAGATTATATTGATGTATTTGCTGATACTGATATCGTTACACTTAAGTCCGGTGCTTCTTGTACCAGAGTTGCTGTTGAAGGCGATTTAAGAAGCTATTCAATAAAAGTTGCTGATATCAAAAGAGATAACTATACGGTCACTTTGCCCTCTCAGCATGTAGATACTACAGCTGTATGGGTGAAGGGCAGATCGTCATTATCTTCGCTTACTTTTGATGATACTCGTTGGGTTCAGGTGGCTAACGCTGCACAATTTGATACTCCGGAGCCGAGATTTGCAGTTACTTACGACAATTACTCTAATGCGCAAATTACGATCTCTAATTATCTTAATCAGTTAGCCAATTACGAAGATTACTACCTTACCATTTTCTGGATAGACTGTTCCGGTGTAATCGGTTGCGTAGGTAACAATGTTTTAGGTAATCCCATTTTTGCTAAGCATAATAGCTCAGCTTATATATCCGGGGAACTCTTGGTCTCCAATTTATCTAATACTGTAGAATTGCCGCATACCTACACAGTAACTGGTAAATCGCCAGAAACGGCTAAGCAAGCATACTACAATAGTAGAAATTATATTAATACTTGGGATAGCCTTGTAACTCTACCGGACTATACAAGATTTCTTAAGCGTGAGGCTGGAGTAGACTGCGGCGTAGTCATTGACTGTCAAAAAGCCTTAGAGATCAATATGGCCATCTATAATGATGAAAATCTTACCCCGGCACAAAAATCTAAGATGTACATCACTAATGCAGATTTCCCGACAGGCCCTGCTCCTTCTTCTTATGATTTAAGCATTGCCCTGGGAAATACTTTTGATCCGAGTAACCCACAGAAGTACATGTTCGCTACTAACTTTAAACGTTATACTGCGATGTGCTTTGCTATTCATAACGATTTTAAGGATGACGTTTGGGGTGCAGGTACTATAGTTCCGGCACAAATTTCCAGCACGGTTAATTTTACTAAGTATAAACCACCGCAAATGTTTATTGACCACCTTATAGCAGACTTCAAACCTTTGCAGGCTATGTCTGTAGATATTCAGTTTGGGGATTGTCGTGTATTTGATTTTTACGTAGTAGGTCAAATATACACAAATAGACCAGTCAGTAAAGATGTTGGAAATATTATCATCGCTAAGGCCAAAGAAGCTCTGGCTCTCTATTTTGCTCCGGCTAATAGGGATTTCAACCAGAAGCCTACCGTAATGGAAATAGTAAACCTGATCCAGAAAGAAGTAGATGAAAGAATTGTATACTTTGATGCCGGATCTCCAGCAAATCCTGTAATCAAGTGGTACAACTGTGATATTAACTGCTTTAATCCTATCAGTTTTGCTCGTTACTTGGAGCCAAGTAACGCAAGTACAAGCATTAGGATTGCACCAGAGTGTTTGATAAAATAAGAAAATGTATTGCATTTTAAATACAACTACTGTATAATCTTTGTAAATACAAAAGCACCCAATAGGAGGTATCGTACAATGAAGAAGTATATTAGAAGTACAAAGTCTACAACTGGCAGACCGATTATGAGTGCATCTCAGAAGAAGGGCTATGCTGACGCAACATATCTTACAAAGAAGTATGCTAAGGCTATGAAGGTACTTGCTAATGCATGAGCTAGATCTAGATTATCTTATAGGTATAAACGAGTGTATATGTGACCAAGTCGGAGAGGAGTGCGTTATCATCAATGAGAACAATCTTCTTTCCGCTTTGGGTGTTCAGTATTGGTATGATGATCCCAGACTTTTGGCGAGTGCTTTGATCCGTTCCCTCACTATTGCACATGGATTTAGAGACGCTAATAAACGAACCGCAGCCATTGCAGGTGCTGTCATTTGTGATTTCACTTGTAGTGAGGACGAGATGGCTCAGTGTATTTTGGATATTGCCAAAGGCGAACTTAGAGACGTAGAAGAGATTGCGGATATTCTATACCCCGAATCCTAAATACGTATAAGATTATATTAACCGCTTATAACCTTGTATAGATATGATAATACTATCTATATGAGGTTATTTTTATTATGAAGAGATATATTAAATCCTCTGATGAGAATATAACAATTGATGACGTGTGGGCTGCTATACCGAAAGAGTATAGACCATATATTGACGAGATAACAATTGTCCCTCAACATAGTATATATCGTAATAAAGATATTATTACATACAACGCTTATTTTAAAAATTCTGTGTGGGAAGACGATAGGGACCCGGTGATCGGTATATTCCATGCTGAAGACGTTCCCACATTGGTCAATGGAGTTGTAGACCACCTGACAGCTAAATTTCCTGAGATCAAAAAGCAGATTATGAACAGGTGGCACCCTAAAAGAAACCGTGGTTGGTGAGATTAAATGCAGATTAAAGATATACCAGTACCCGAAGTATATTATGAAAGTGCGGACTTTCGTTTCTTCATGCGATGGTTCGATTACGCTTTGGAAAAAACACAGTATGATATAACGAATTTTATGGATCTGTATGATCCGTTACGTTGCCCTGAACAATTATTATGGCTCCTTGGTGATACTATGGGCTATCAATATGATGACAGAGAGGGGCTTTGTGCAGCTTTTAATAGATTTGCTATGCTCTATTTTATGTCTATGATCAGATATAAGGGCAGCAAGACCGGAGTAACAATTGCCGCAGAAGTTAATCTTAAACAGAAAGACATCAACGCATACGGCAAGGAGAACTCTATCTACTATAACCGACTGGAAGATACTTCTATCCCATCTAATTCTGTTTATGTAGAGTCTGATGTTGAAGAGGGTTGCATTCACGTAGTTTATTTTACGGATGAAAAGCCTATAGATAGCTGCATTGAGTATGTAAGACCTCTTGGTATGTATTGTTTTCAGGAGGCTGGTGTTAGAATTGACTCCTTGACTAGGATCTCAGTAGATGCACGATTAGCTAAGTCCGGAGAGATCATTAGTACTGTTGGTGCTACTAGAGTAGGTAAATATTCTCGAAATGATTATGCTAGATTGCAGAAAATGACAGATGAGCCTACTCAACACATTAATTGGAACGATGATAGGAAACCTGCATGGGATAATTCTTCTACTGTTCCGGAAGGCAGTCAACCTACCGCCAATGCCGGATATCGTGCATTGAGTTCTTTACAGTTGGCTAACAATGAGCACCTTGTAAAATCACTGTTTAGTCAGCCTATATTTAGTTTAGGTTATGGTCCTATCGTAGATACCAAAACCGAGGAGGATATTACTGATCCTAAGTATAACTTAAGGTATAACAGGTCTGTAGACTACGAGACACAGACACTTGCGACGGATGCTTTGGAGAAGCGGAACTACTTGCCGGTAGATACATTAGATACGGGTAAGACTCAGCAGTATAATGACCCCAAACCTAGGGTAAACGGCATAATGACATTGGGAGATAATTTAGACCATGGCTGATGAGCTTAAATTTGCACAGGGCCCTGCAAGACCCGCAACGGCAGAGGAAATTGCTCGGGAAGATACTCCCGAGCATAAGACTAATCCTGATCTCCACAGACGAATTGATAATACGCTTACTGCGTATATTGCAGAGGACGCATATTTACTTACGGCTGAGGGCGATTATCTGTTAGGTAGCACCTCTAATGACACTCCTGTTACCATAGATAATCTTGAAACAGAAGATGGGGACCCGATTGAGACAGAGGATGGGATCACTATACAATTAGAGTCTTCTGAAACTCCTGACCCAGGCGACGTCTTTTATCTTATTGCAAATACTATGACAGATACCGGATATCCGCAAACACACGCATTATCTGTCCAGGGAGTAAACTCTTATAGAACTACTACTACAGTAACCCATGATGAAGAATCCGATGATTCTGAAGTACCATAATTACTATCGTTAATATATTTAAATACGTACAAAGGAGATATACAAATGGATTTAAGTGAAATTATTGAGATGTTAGGCTTTGAATATAACCCTGCGAGAGCATATCGTAGAGAAAAGCATTATACAGACCTTGATACAATATATTCAGATACTGGTATTGAAGTTCTTGAAATCCGTAGTGGAAGCATCAAGGTTAGGGCAATTTATAATGAATCTATATCCGCAGACTCTCTCG